ATATAGCCGGGGGGTCTGTAGCTGCTGATTTACCATCATTTTCAACTGTATATTGTATATAATTTTGGTTTTCTGAGAGTAGATTATTATTTAAATCATATACAAAAAATTCAATATAACTAGAACCAGTTAAAACAGAATCAACTTCAAAAGAAGATATTAAACTCGTATCTTGAGAATCATAAAACTGTAATTCAAAATTATTTGGGTCTATTTTTGTTATATCTGCCATTTAATATTATATTAATATCCTCCCCCACTTGATCCACCTGTTGTACCACCAGTTGCACCTCCACTACTAATAGTTGTTGGAATTGAAGTTGTAGAATCTAAAAGTTCAGGTGGGTTTTCTATTCCTGCTACTATTTGTTGGGTTTCTAAAAGTTCTTCTCTTAGTTGAGCTATTTCATTTTGAAGTGCTTGAATAATTTCATCATTTTCTTCAAAATTTATATACTCACTACTAGTTTTAATTAAATATTCATGGGAATCAGTTGGACCAAATTCATTTATTTGATAAAATAAAGTATTATACATACTAAAAAACTCTTGTACCGTTGGCTGGTCATCTAGTTGTTGTTGGATTGATTTAACACCGAGTTGGGTAAAAGAAGTATCTATAGTTTTATTATAGTCTCTTTTATTAAATACACTTTTATTTAAATCTATATTTTCGGCCATTATAATGCATTTACTATTTTAAAATAATAATTATCATCTAATACTAATGTAGAACCATTTATAGTAGTTTTAACACAAATCTTATAATATCTTTCGGGTTCTAATCCATTCATATAAACATCAAAATAATTACCTTTACTATCTGAACTTAATTGTGTAAATGTAGTGTCGTAATCTACAACAGTTTCGTTGGTATCCAAATCTTTTATAGCATAATATGAAGCAGTTGGCAAATAATTTACTCCTGTAAATTGAGATGCCGTAGTCCAAGTTGCAACTGGGTATTTTGGGGCTAAATTAAATCTAAATCTATTTATACTTTGTGGGGTAAATAAGCCTGGGTTTTCGGCTAATGAAGTAACTATGTTTGTAGTATCTACTATACTAGCTGTAGCTGATCCTGTTAATACACTTGAATAATCTTTCCATTTAAATTCTAATTGTGGGGGGTATATGGTATTAGTATCAACACTATAAAATTGCATTACAGGTTGTATTTGTGTATTAGTGTTAAATTCAACTGAATTTTCCCATTTTGTTATAAAACCATTATTTTCAAATGATCCACTATACCATTTTTCAACTACAGTTTTAGCATTAATTTTTAAATCTTTTTCACTTCTTGTATCAAATGATTGTGTAACTGCATATAAAGTACCATCTGAACCGCTGTGATACCATGCTCCTCCTCCTTGGGCTACATATGTTGGATTAAATGAACCTGTAATATAGTGATTTGTACTATCAGAACCACTTTCAATCCATTTAACTCCTGAATCTTTAAAATTTGGTGATAACCAATTACATCCATCTGTAGTTTGAGGTACATCTAAATATGTCCCTGTACCATTATACCAATATTGGGCTAGAGGGTGTACTGAAACATCTGTAGCTTCAACTACACCTTGGGCTGTTGCTATAAAACATCTAAAAGTAGCATCCCATTGTTTACCATTAATTTTATTATTAATAACATCTTCAATTTCGGATTGTACAAATTCAGTTAAAAATCTAGCTACTTGAGGATTAGAATCTACCGCTATATTTAAATTTGATATATCTAATATAGGGTCTATACCAGTATTCATGTTTGGGTAAAATGAATATAGTGTAGCGTCTTTATATGGGAATAATTTGTAAATTGCCATGTTTTAATTTTATAGTGGTACTACTCTACCTTTAATGTCTGTATTTGGATATTTAATTTCAAATATACTTGGGTCTAAACTTGGGTATATTACTTGATTTTGTGTTGCTGATGATATATCATAAGCATATTGAGAATATCCTGATGAAGATCCTGCTTTATTTGATATTAAAATATTTTTAACTGTTTGGACTCCTTGAATTCTGTCTAGTCTAGTATATAAATCTCTTAGTAAAATAGGTTCATTTATTTGCCATTCATCTCTTGCAAAATATTCTTGTAAGGAAGTGATACAAGCTAATATAACATCACTATTATTATAGTTAGGTAATACTATTATTTCAAAATCTAAAGCAATATTAATAATAAAAGCATCTCTTATTTCAATACTATCCCCAATTATTCTATTTTGAGAAAGATATGTTCTTAAATTTTTCTTTAAAGTATTAGAAGAAGTTGAAAATTGACCACTACCATTTTGGGATAAAATAAATAAATTTAAAGTTTCTACTGTAGATACTTGATTATCAGTTAATTGAGGTTTTTCAATATAAGCTTTAGCTACAGTTCCATAATCAGGGGGCATGCTTAAAGCTCTAACCATGTAATCATCTAATGTAACAGATCTTTGTTGGGATGCTATTTGCATTAAGGTTTTTTGTCTTAATTCTTCTGGGGTATCTCCTGATTGACCTCCATCTGCAGCATTAGGATTAGTAGAAGCTATAGTACCAAATATATAATTAGCTGTAGTAGTATCTAAATTAATTGAATTAAATTTAGTATTAGATGTATTTAGAGTAGCTAAATCTCCTGAGGGTACATTTGCTCCAACCCCACCACCAGTTAAGTATCTTACGGTTAAAGTAGTGCTTGAAGGTGAAATACCATAAGTGTTTGTAAATAAGAAATTTGTAGGTGAATAAGCTGTAGTTAATTTATTTTGTTCAAAAGGTAAACCTATACCTACATTATTTGGGTTAGGTGTTATTATTTCATCTATATTATTAGGATTACCTGATCCAAATTGGATTTGTAAATTAGTTTCTGATGTTAATCTTGTAGCATATCTTCTTTGTACCTTTTTAAGTTGTAAAAGATAAGGTACATCTCCAGCATCTGCCACATTATTAGGATCGTTTGTATTAGTATTTTTTATACTATCATAAACCATTTCTTGGCCTAAATAATCTACCTCATTCCAAACATTTCCATCTGAATCTGTAATGTCTAAAATTCTTATTATGTTATCACTTGTAATGTTAATAGTTTGAAAAGGTTCTGGGGATCCAAATGTAAAAGTTTCAGTATTAACCGTAGCAGAAATAGCATTTCTGGTTTTTTTAAGTAAATAATATTGTGGGTCTGTTCCTGCTATTTGATATATAGAAACTTCTGTGGGATCTAAAGAACTAGAAGCTCCAAAATCACAAGAATCCTGAAGTAAAAAACTTACATCAGTGTTTAAAGTAGAAGATACAGTACTATTTTCTCCTATAGTTAAAGCATAATCCATATCAGGTACATATTCTCCACTTACTAGTTTAGAAGGTACTTGTTGGTATAGTTCTACTACAGCTTGTGCTGCAGCAGTTGCTTTAGGTTTGTAACCAAACATATAAGCTAATTCATATAAATTATTTGTTTGTCTAGCTAATTGGGTGTATGTTTCTCCAAGTTGGTTATCTAAATAAAAAGACATTACATCACCTACATAAGCTGACATTTCCATAAACATCATACCTGGTGATGTTGGGGAAAAATCATTATAAGTATTAGGGAAATAAGTTTTAGAAAATTCTATTAACTTAGCTCTAATATCTGAAAAGTCTCTGTTTACATATTTTATATCTCTATCTACTGTTGCCATTATGTAAAGTCTATTTCTAAAGTATCATTAATATTAGTGTTTATTACATTATAAGATAATAATACTGTTATTGTGTTTAAATCTTCTTGTTTTAATATTTCTAAATTATTTACATTTACATTTGGAAAAAAATTATTTAAATCAGATGATATTTGTTCTTCTAAAAAATCTAAATTATTATCAGTTATTTGTTCAAATATAAAAGCTCTTAATCCACCTCCAAATTCAGGATTTAATGGTCTTTCTCCTGGGTTTGTTAAAAAATAGTTAATTAAGTTATTTTTAATAGCCGCTTTTGTAGTATAGTTAGGTCTAAATACACTAGGTGCATTAAAAGGAATATCTATCCCTACAGCAGCACTTTTATTAAAGTCAATGGGGTATATTTGTTGAGCGTCAAATGCCATTATTTACTTGTCATTAATCCCATTATTTGGTCCATTCCTACTTCTCCCCCAGGTAATGCTCCATTTGGTGAAGTTGTGTCTATGTTACCTTTTGGGTTAAAAGTTTGAGCATCTTTACTAGTTAGATTTAATCCTGTTTCACCTAGAATATCCATATATGCTTGTCTTTGTTCTTTTAAAGATTTTTTAGGTGTTTGTGTAACAGTGAGTGTAGTTGGTGATGTAATACTTTCTTGTACTGGTTGTGTAACTACAGCTTTAGGTGCTTTAACTGCTTCTAGTAAAACTTCCTTTAGCTC